TACAATACTAACTATATCAGGAGTCATCTGATTCATTATATAAGTTGACAATTCACTAAAATAAAAACTTTCACCAAATTCCCAATTATCTAAATTAAAATAAATGTTAATTGCTTCTATTACTCTTGATTTAATATCATTATTATTTGTAACTACGTCAGGATTAACTACGACTTTAAATGTTGCTTGCAAACTTGTCTCCGCTGATGGACCAAATAATGGTTTATATTTTACTGGATGATAGATTATTTCATCACTAATGCTTTTAATTTTGTCTAATTCACCACCATATGTTCTATACATTTCATCACTGCTTGGTGGCAAAGGTTCTGATAACCTGTCACCTGCTAAGAATTGTCTATATTGTGCATCATAAGTTCGTGTCAATAAGTAGCAATCCATAATGTTACTTGCGGCTGGATCAATTCTTTGATTGTAGTCTGCACTGTGTAAATATCTAAATTTTAATCCAGAACGTCCAGTATAACCTCTATAATCTTTTGTAAGTTGTAAATTTTTCTTGGCACTATCTAATACATAAAATAATTCTGTATCCATAGTAAAGAAAACTTGACCGGCAGAGTATTGACTATATGCGCCTACTGCACCAACATTTGCTTTAACTTGTATACCTTCTATAGCATTATCTACATATCTGTAATCTTCAACACCATCAGATGTAGTATATTTCTTTTGGAAGATATATTTTGTACTAGGATTAGTATCTTCTGCAACAATATCAATAAATCCTTCTGGGTTATCAATTACTCCGTCATCGTCCACATCAAAGAAACTTATTTCTATACGCTTACTATCAACATAACCTTCGGCATCTCTATATTCTTTTACTATTTCCCAGTCATAACTTCTAGTAAATTGTTTTGATACATCTGGTTTATTGTTAACATTTAAAACTTCAATTTTGTCTTTGATAACTTTTCCAGATTTATTGTCATAAATTTTATCTGTACTATCGTAATAGAATTTAATTTCTTTATCACTTTCAAATACGTATCTTAATGTTCTATACGTAATATCATATCTTTCACCATCAGTTTTAAAATACAAAAGCCAACTTGCATCTAAATTTTGGTTGCTAGAATCACCTGTTTTACCTGTGCTAAAGTTACTTACACTATCTAAATTGGCTTCAGTGATAATTCTCCATTGTTGTGTTTCTACATCATAACGTAAGCCAAATGTATTTGTTGCAAACGCTTGATCTACAACTTGTGTTTTTACTGCATCAGTAATTACATTTGCTAGTTTTGGGCGAACTTCTTCTAGCAAAGCATTACTCGGAATGATATCATTAAGAACTATAGGTCCTAATCCTGTTGAACCTACAGTTGTGCCGTCACCGTTTACGCTTATTACTTTTGTCCATAGATAATCAACTGCACCTGGATGGTCTGCTTCACCAGACATTAATGCATTGTTATTTGTTGTCATAAAATGAAAACCTGCAGGAGCAACAAATTTAACGAGTGTGCCTGCTTTGATAAATCTTAAATTATTTGCAGTAAATCCACCTACTTTAATCTTAGTATCATTAGCGTCATTTATAAATCCTGTACTACGATTTGTATCTTGCGTAGAACTAGTCCATTCTACCCCAAGATCAGTTGTAATAATTTTTGTAAAATTTTCTAAATAATAATTGTAAACTTTTCTATCTCTAATAATCGGTTCTATCGTATTTGTAATAGCACTTTCAATATCAGTTGTGGTTACAAAATTAAATGTTGTTTTTAGATTCTTAGTTTCTTTGTAAATTATACCATCATTACCAAATAAGTTTGTGCTTGAATACTTTCCTGTTGAATCTATCAAGTCGAAGTACCTACTTATTCCACTAGCATTTCTATTAACTGTTTTAACTTTTACTATTTCTTGACTAACACCTAATGGAGCAACATTATAATCTTCAGCAGTCACCATTCTATTTTGTGTATAGTAAGTGGCAGGTGCGTTTGCTTTTATGCTTTCATTAGTTTCGCTCAAACTACTATTCGAAATTGTATACTTGAGTTGTAATGTCATACTCAAAGTTTCAGGCACACCAAATTCACTTAGGTAAGGGATTTGTATTTGTATACCTGTCATTTCGCTTGGCTTTATTGTATATCTTTTATTTGCACTAGTTCGATATACTACTTTAAATCTTCCTTGTGGTAGATTACCAAAAACTCCATCACTAAAAATTAAACTTATTCTATCTTGAACTCGTGTAAGAACTGAATATAAATTTCTTATATTTTTGTTAAGGCTATTGTAAATTACATTGTTACCTTCAACTGCTTTTACTTTTGTCCAATATTCATTTTCTCTACCATTTTCATCTAATTTGAATAACCACACATCTTCATCATTTATATCAGTTGCATCGATATCAACTTTTTGATTAGCACTAGGATTATTAACTGTAAATTGACCATCATCTAGAGCGCCTTGTTTGAATGTGCAAAAAAATCCTGTATTAGTGCTTGCAGGTCCTTGCCCGTCATTTTTATATAAACATGCAAAACTGTTTCCAACTAAAGGAATTTCTTCTTCTATATCATTTTCTACAATATCACTACTTACAACTTCAAACGGTAAACTTTGTCCTTCAACAACTTTAGAAAAAGAATATTTAGGAATGTCTGTATTAATAGCATTAAATCTATATTGTTCATGAGGAATGTTACTTATAGTTGCTTTCTTAGCAGGCTTACCAAAAACTCCGTTTGCAGGTAATGCGGCATTCATCACTTTTATAAATTGTTCGTACCAATTTGAATTGCTTGGGTCGTTCCAAGAAATTTGCTGTCCTGACAAATTAAAATTATTTGAATCAACAACATCTTGTGACGTTGCTATAGATGTTATCTTAAGAAGTCCACGAGCGGCTTGATTACGCTTTGGATTGTATGAAAGCAATCTTGCTAAACGTAATACTGATTCTCTACGCTCTGCAAGTTCTAAAAAGTTTTCACGTGAATTAAGATCAATTCGGAATGAGATATTTTGACCTAAAAACGCAATAAGATCTATTAAAGCAAGATATTCGCTAGATTCAATATAATCGTTAAAATCCTCAGGATAGTTAGTCCTTAGGTAATTTATCATAGTTCTGCGTAAGTTGTCGAAATCATAACTTTGGAAATCAGCATTACGATAAGATTGATATATACGCTTCCAATCTTCTGCAACTAGCAGTCTATTTTGTCTGTCTGTTGATGACATATCACATTCCTTATTTGTTCATATGTATTTATTTGTTTAAGAAAAGTGCGTATATAATTTATGCTGTAAGTCCTGCAGATTCGTCAAAGTCTAATCTAAGTTTTTCTGAAATATTATATGGCAAATAAGTCAGTTGCATTTCAATTTGTATACCACTTTCATAACTTGTTACTCTAATATCTTCTGCTTGCACACGTGGATCGTAATTACAAATCTGTGTTACGTTAGCCGCTATTGCTTCTTTTAATTCATCTGTGAACGGTTCAAACAATGCGTCCCAAATAATAGTGCCAAATTTAGGATTGTGAAGTTTTTCACCTTGGCGAATATGAAAATGATTTAGTAAATCTTGTTTTATAAGTGCAAGATCGTACAATGTGCTAGAAGTATTTTCAGGATTAACCGTAGACAAACCTCTATATGCCCTGCTTGTTACAACAGGCTTTTGTTGTTGCGACGGTTTTATAGCAATTCTATCATATAAATTTTTTTCTAAAGTACTCATATAACTATTTAACCTATCTTCACTGCCGGTGACCCTTGATCACGGGTGTGACCGCATGAATCATCGTCATTTTGTCTGTTTATAGGTATTCCTCCTATTTTTACAAATGTTGTACCATTTGCTGTTGTTGGGTCAGCATGCGGTGGCAAGCCATGACCTTCTACTGGATCTCCGTCTGTAGCGACAGGCTGTCCTCCTACTTTTACAAATGTTTGCTTAGTACTTTCAATTTTAGCACCTGCATCATTTTCATCACCTAACCTATGTATTTGATTTGTCATTATACTGTTGTATCCGATCCTGGTGTTGCAGGGTCTGTACCATCTATAGGTACATCTGCTTCTGGTGGTAAACTCCAATTTCTTTTTATACTTCTTACATATTGACTATTACTATTGAAACTGTAATTTGATACTTTTGCATTATTGCCCTGGTTTCCACCTAAAACTTTAATAACTCCGTTGCTCGTTATTTCTTGTATAAATCCAATGTGTCCGCCTGAACGTTTTTTTGATTTAAAAATTACTATATCCCATTTACGTATTTGAGTTGTATCTCTCCAATCAACTTCGCTTCCCCAATTATACCATCCTTGACTACTCATTGTTTGTAGCGTTGGAATGCCTGCTGTATATAATGCCCAACTTACAAAAGCCGCACACCAAGCATACGCCATAGAACTACTATCTCTAGTATAACTATTTCCACATACTTTATAACATTCTAATATTCTAGGATTTCCGTTGGCGCCACGTTCTTTCCAATCTTGTGTAAGAACATTTTTCAATAATGCATCTAATTTTTCCCAACCCGGGCCTTCAGGCAAAGGACCTGGTTCTATACTTGTATCAAGATTAGGTATGTTACTTGAATTTACATATCCTCCATTTCCTGCTTGTTGACCTGGACCTGACCTTGGATAATCACCTTCTAAATCAAATTGTCCGTCTGGAAATCTATTACTTTCAATTTGCTCATTCCAATCAGAGTTGTCTGCAACTTCTGCTGGATTTACAACTGGTGTAAGAGGTATAATTACTTGTCCCATTATACTACTGTTCCTGTGCTTTCATTTGGATCTCTAATCCATGCTGGATCATATCGTCCGCTTGTTAATACTTTTGCTTGCAAATATCCTTGATCTTTTGGATAACCTAATTCATAACCACGTTCAGTACCTGCGATAGCATATCTAAAATTACCTAATGTACCTCTACCAAAATCTTTGTAACGTTCTTTTAAATATGCCGCTGTAACTTTTACAGATTTTGCAACATCTGTAATCATTATAGTTGGATCGTCAACTATTTCTACACCAAATGGGTTTAATGCTGGATCTTTTAATTCTTCTTTTACAAGTCCAGCAAGTTTACCATATCTTTGATAATTTGCTTTTCCTGTAAGTTGAATAAGCCCTCGTCCTATGTACAGACCTCCGTCACCTGCTCTGGTATTACCCATGCCTGGTCCAATTTTACTTGTATATCCGTATACAAGTTCAAAGAAAGTTGTTTTATCTTTTTTGATTTCAGTAAGTTCGCCATCGCTTACTGTTCTAGCGGCACTGAATATAGAACGTATTCTTTCATTACTTGTACCACCGTATCCTTTTTCTGTTGACAGTTGAAGTCCTGATTCTGTTTCTGCTGTTGCTATAGCCGCATACACTTGCTCTTCTGTAAATCCTTCTGCAAATAATGCTTTTGCAAACACTCTTGAAATTTCTTGTTTACTTACTTTTACTGGTTCAGGATCAGCAGGTATGTTTGCGGCCGCGATAGGATCAAATCGTAAACTTCCTTCTGGTTTTCCAGTTGTATTGAATGCATTAGGCTGTGTTCCACTTTCAATTACATAACCTCCAGGTGTTCTATTAAATGTATCTGGTGTTGAAGGTGGATATGTTTCTGGTGGATCAACTCCTGCTCTTGTTAAATCTGGTGTATACTTTTGTGGATCATAATGTTCATGTTCAAACCAAGGTTCGTGTTGCGGTACACGGCTTGCTTTTAATGCAATTTCTGGTGGTGTAGGATCAACTACATATGGTGCTGGCGGTATTATAGCCGCTGTTGGATCTGCTGGGTCTACAGGTATAATATTTTGAATATCTATATTGTTACCAAGTGAGTAAATTAACATGTCTGTGCCTGAACGCATCGATAATTGATTGTCTGTCTGTAATTTCATATTAGCAACACTTTTGAAATCCATTGTGTTGCCAGATTTCATTGTTGTTTTTAATGTACTTGTTTGATGTATCTCGCCTTCGGTGCTTATAAAACTATTACCTAATGCCTTCATATGATAGTCGCCGTCTGTAGTAATTTTTACTTCGTTGTGGCCTTCAATACCAATACCAGCAGTACTACCTAATGAAAGTTGATCTCCTGAAGAAATATTTTGTTTTTCCACAGCAATTAGCATACCGTTTTGATTAGCATAGATAACAACATCTTCGTTACTGTTCATATTAATATCTTTACCGCTATTCAAACTAAATTGTGTTCCGGTAATCATGCTTGTACTGTCATGAGAACTTGTTCTAATTTTATTTGCAACGACATTAACATCTTGTCCTGCTGTAAGATTAATATCTCTATCTGCTGTAAAATTTAAATCTTGTTGCGAGTGTACACTTATGCTATCTGCTCCGTAAATATCAATTTTACCATTACTAGTCATTTCAATCCAACTAGTTCCTCTTGCATTTGCAATATAAATTAAATCTTCCGAATTATGTAAAAGTATTTGATGTCCTGTTCTTGTACGCAAACGCACAAGTTCGTTGTGAGGTCTAGTTACATCACCACCTTCTTCTTGTGCTTCAATGTTAGCATACTCCATCGCCGTATCTTTAGGATGACCTTTTCTCAAAAATTTGTCATCACCATCGTCCATTACAAAACTAGAACCACCTAATCTACTTTTTGGAAAGTTTAATTTGTTTCCTTTGAATCCTATTTCTGCTTTAGGTGCACCTTTACGTTTATCTAAAGGACCTGGAGTACTCCATCCAAATACTGCACTTGGAATTTCGCGTCTTGCACTAGAACTTGTAAGTCCTCTAGTCTCGTCATCACTTAATCCAGAAACAACGTAACCTTTAAGTAAATCTAAATGCGTAGGTTTTCTGTGGGTAGTAGGTTCTGGTGTAGCGTCTGTTGTTGTAAGTTTATTGTACTCAACTGCTGGACCTTTTTTATCATAATCTTTTAATAATGAAGTTGATGCATATCCAGGAGTCATAAAATTCATGTACTCGTCTTGAACACAACCTATCCAATAACATTTGCTTGTATTTCCTTCTACAAAAATTACAAGCACTCTTGTTCCTACGTCTGGTGGTACTGCCCAAAATCCATAACTTTGTTGACTGTTTCTATAACCTTCATTTTTTGAATTTCCGCCTACAGGGGTGACACCATAAAATGGACTAAGATACATCGCTTCCATAACTTGGCCTGATCTTTCAGGCTGATTACCTGAACTTGTTGACTTTAATAGTTCAACTTGCAGTGTGCCCATGTATTTGGTATCTAAATTATTAACAACTATTGCTTCAAATGGACCAGTTTGACTTGTGCTTTTAGGTCGCGATCTACGAATATCTTCAAACGCCATTTTATGTAGGTCCTATATCTCTTAAGTTTGTGTTTAATTTTGCTAACTTAGCCGCATTTTCAGTTGCTACTGCTTCCAAATTATTTGGAATTGTCATACTAACTGAAGGTGCTTTATTTGCTAGGTTTGATAGACTAGGTACGTTACCAATTGTGTCAGTTAGTGTAGTTCCAAATTTTCCTAAAACATCGCTCCCATTTAAATTTACCTGACTTAGTGTTTCTGAGGCGAAGGTTGTGGCGGCATTTTTTAAATTATTAAATTCTGCTCCAATTTTTCCTAGTTCTGCAAAACCAACTTGTTCTTGTAATGTTTTAAGTGATTGACCTATTCTACCAAATGCATCTAATGCAGGCAGTCCTAAAGACTGTGCTTGCTGTGATACTAAATCATTTAAACCTTGATAACCAGGCAATAGTAGTTCTATTTGTTTTTTTGCTTCTGATAAATTTTCAGTAGCACCGGTTAGTATTGCCGCATCAGAAACTTTAGTTGCATACTCAACTGCTTTTTCATTCATAGACTGACTTGCTTTTGTAGTTTCAATAATTGCTCCTAGATTTGCTGTAACAGGTTGATCAGTTTGTGCCCTGACTCTAGTCATTTGTAAAACTGTTGTATACTGATTTTCATTAATCAAATGGTTTACAAGATTAACTCGATAAAGACCGCTAAAAGTATCTACAATAATTAATTCTTCAGGAAATATATAATCACCTCTATCTGGATCAAAATCAATCGGAGTTCTAAATAATACGTTTACATGTAATTCGCCATTGGCATAGTTTGCATGTCCGTCTTGGGTCATGTTAATATATGAAGTGTCTTTAGCATGATAATTTCCGAGTCCATTGTCTGAAAGGAAGAAAGGATCTCCCATAATAGTCATGTCTACTTTGACCATGTCAACTAATGAATTCATAAGTCTATCATTGAACATTCTTGCAATACCAATTGCAGAATTATCAAATCCTGAACCGCCAGCATTGCCTGTATTTGTGTTTACGACATCTGCTTGTTTAGCCGCTCCTTCTCCAGCAGGTAAACCATTTCCTGCTTCGTTTGTAACGTATTGTGCTTCAGGTCCTCCTGTTGTTTGTGTACCTGCCGCTCCTGTAGTTTGTGCGGCTGTTGATGAACCTCTATCTGCTGTGATAGGATAGATAAAACTTTTATTGTAGGCTATTTGAAAGTCTAATATATCTTTGTTTTTACCTGTGTAGATATAATTGTATTCTTTTGCCGCTTGTGCTTTTAGTTCTGGAATACCTTTACTTGGTGCGGAAGGTGCAATAAACACACTGTGATGTACATAGTAAGGTACAATCCTGTAAGTATATACAGAAGGAACTTTTCCTGTTTTTGCTATTTCACTATTAGTTGGCACTGTGTATACATCTGTTTCAACTCTGTACCATTTAATATAGCCAAATGGATCTTTGATATCTTTCAATTGATTAGCAAGGTCACGTCCATACATACTTGTTATTAATACTTCTTCAATTATTTCTTGCAGTCTTGTGCCTGCACTAAATTTGTAAGTTCTAATTTCTCCGTCAAGTTTCATGTTTGCACCAGCACGGGCAAAAATTGGATATTCTGCTTGAAACGCTTCGTTTTTCTTCCTTAGTTCTTCATTGTCTTTTTTAATTTGTTCGTTGGCCTCTCTTACACGAATTGCTTCATTAGCAACTACATCTGGAGGTCCTGATCCTGCAACGTACTTAGGTTCAGGCATTGGTTGTGCTCCGCCTTCAAATGGACTGTCAAGCATTTTTGATGCTCCTATTTCATTTTGACTAAATGAACTAGAGGCATATTTTTTTAACATTTGATCTAATCTACCTGCATTTTTTACATTACCTGACATAGTTGCAAGATATTCATCAAAATTTTCTGGAACAGGATCTTCGCCGCCACCTATACTTTTCCAATATCCTTCTAAAATTTTATTACTGGTTACTTGTTCGTGTGTAGGATCTGGGGGTCCATCCAACGCTCCATATGATGGATTCATTGTTGCAGAATTGTTTGTTTCTGCATTTGCAGTAGGACTAAAAGTAGACGCTCCTTCTTTTGGAAAAATAATTACAAATTGATCTGCAACTGATACTTGCTCTGCTTCTTGCATTTCTAATAATCTTGCATTCATTATACTTGTAATACTTTTTCCGCCTGTTTGTAATATTTCTCTAACAGTTCTTCCGGTAATTGCTACATCAGTTTTAATTTGCTGTACACTATCACGCAAAGCACGTTCGTTCCATGCAATGGCTTCTACTTGATATACTGAACCTCCTTCATTAACTGAAAATTGTGATGTAGTTAGTGAAATAGGAATAAGTCTTCTTGCATATGGTACATCTACTTGTGTACCGTCAACTGTCCAACCTTTAAAATCTAGTTGTAAAACAAAACATGCTGTAGTATAATCTTGAAATCCTGCTTTTGCCGCGGCAACGCTTAGTGCTTGATAAAATAAACCCATGCTGTAGGGCTCTTTTACTTCAAAACTAATTTTTGTAACATTACTATTTGTACCATAAGATAAACTTGGTTGCATGTTTGCACCAATATCTAAATTATCAATATAAAATTCTACATTGTTTCCAAGTGCAATTTCTACTTGTGTTTTTTGCTTTTTAGAACCTGCGCCGCCGCCACTTTGGCATACAATATTATTCAATCCTGTTTTACGATATGTATTATCAGGATCACTTATTTCTTTATGACTCAAGGCCGCTAAAGTAATTAAACAATTCATACTTGCAAAATTTTCTAATTCGTTTGGCCAAGGAGGTGCAGATTCTCCAGGTACTAGTTGTCCTGCTTTTGTTGTGAAACCTATAGGACCTGGTTTTGCTTTTAAATTACTTTTGAACGATTTTGGATGCATTGATGCAAATAGACTTCCGTCTTTTGCCATATTACTAAAGCCTTGGACTTGTCCAAGAGCGTCTCCTAAACCTTCTACCTTAAATTGATTAAGAGTATTATTAATACCGCTCTGAATGTCTGC